ATACCAATTGCGTATGCTTTGTCTTTGGCCATTTCTGTTACTTCTTCTTTGGCCATTTTATCTTTTAAATGTTTGTAAGCAACACCGATTTGTAATAGTGGTTCACCTGTTTCTGGATTTACCAACTTTTCGGTTTCTTTCTTTGCAACTTTGGCTTTCTCTGTTTCAGCCTTTGTTTTTAACATTGCAATTTCATTATCTTTCTTTTCGATTTCTGCTTTTAATTTTTCTTTATCGTCTTCTTTAGGTTCTTCTTTTACTGACGGTTGATTTTCTGCTTCGTCATCTTCAGGTTTAATTTCTTCACCTAAAATAGACTTAACCACTTTAACAGATAGTTTTAATTCTTTTGCAATATCAGCTGCTGTTGCACCTGCTTTTCTCATTGCGTCAATCTCTGACATTCTGCCTTCGTTAATATATTCTTCAGCTTTTAAACCATTACCTTGAGCAGCTAACTGCATATCTAAAATCTTTCTCATGTTACCAGATAGTTCTATACCACCTGAAACTTCTTTTACTTTTAGACTATGTTGTTTTGCAAGAGAAATCATATTTGATTTTTCTTTATCGTTTCTGAAACCTTTGATAGTGCCTGTGCCTTCTTCTAACACTTCTACTTCTTCAGCAACTTTAATTTTTTTAATTTTATCTGCTGTGTAACCATGTTTAGAAATTAATCTAGCCATAGCCATTTGTGAAATAAATGGTATATTACCACCATATAATTTTTCTAAAGCATTTTTATTACTATCAAATTTTGTAAACATAGCACCAAGTTTGTTTGCATTAGTAACTGAAATTCTTGCACCTCTTAAAGGTTCATATTCTTTTTTTAACTTAGCAATTTGTTGGTCTGAAAATGCTTCAATCATATGTTCATTTGCCATATCAGGATTATATGTCATGTAATCTACAACTGAATTGATATAGTCTTTTGCTTTTGTAATTTTAGATTGTACCCATGCTTCAAGTTGGTCGTCATCTGATTTGTCTTGTAACATTGATGATAATTTTAGAGCCTTATCAGCAACTGCTTCAAGTTCACCTCTTGCCATAGATATTTCGTGGTCATCTGCTTCAACTAATTTAGACAACTGATTAATGTTTGCGTGTTTGATGGCTAATTGAGTAGGAATATCCATCTTTTTAATCATATCTCTAATAGCTGGTGTGACATCTTTTGCTGTCTTCATAGCCCAAGTTTTTTTGATATTGTTAATCTGTGTATCAGTCATTTTAGATTTTAAGTAATCTGCTGATTCTGACATCATTGTAATGTCGTCTTTTGGAGTTCTTACTTGTTCTAGTAAGTCACTCATAGTTTGTCTGTATCTACTCATTTTAGTTGTCTACCTTTGCTCCGCTTCTCCATTGATAACACGACCAATATCTAGCTTTAGTTTTAGGACCTGGATTTTCACAGTTATGCCTTGCTCTAAAAGACTTTCTCCGTGCCGGGTCATCTCGTTTAATTTCCATGTTAGGGTCTCCGAAAGTCACTTTGACCACATTACCCTTTTCGTTTGTGACATAAACGGCAAACTTTTTAGGTCCGCCAGGAGTTCTCATAGGATTATTCAATGTTACTTTTTTACCTTGATATTCAGCCTCGTAAATACCCTCAGCCTCATGTTCGAAGATACACTCCTCACACAATTTATCAATGTTTTCGTATTCTTTTAAAGTTTTCATAGTTTATCTATCATTTTGGTCACAACTTCTTTAAGTTTATTTGACCATTCCTCTTTATATCTTTGCTTATATTTATCTATTACTTCATCTGAAGCAGCCCATTCTTTTATATCTTTTTCATCTGGACTAGATTCTCTGTCAATAATACCTTTTTTCTTCTCTACTTCCACACTCTGGCCAGGTGTTACTCTCTTTGTGTGGTCTGCATAGTCTTTACCTATTTCATATGACTCAGGTACATAACCATCTACTTTCATTGCGTCTTCCATACTCATACTTTCTGGTACACAATTTGGTACTTGTTTACCACCTTTGTTTTTCATACCAACTTGTTTGTAACCTGTCCAACAAGCGTCATGTAAATTCTTTTTAAATTCACCAAACATCTTCTTATATTTTTGTGTATGAATACTTGGTTTTGTCTTAGCGTCTTTATCGCCTGGTGCTGGTTTGTTGTCGTTCTTTGTAGTATCTTTACTTTTAAAATAGTCGGCTCTTTTCTTTTTAGTATCTTTACTTAAATTTTTATAATACTTTTTAGGTTGTGTGCCTTTTACTTTTTTAACATCTCTATCTTGTGGTTGAGCGTCTAAATCTTCTTTAATTTCTGATACTGCTTCGAAGCCATAGTCAACATCTAAATCATGTTCTCTCACTTCTACCTCTCTGTCTGCTGGAATTGGAATACAATCCCAAATCCATGCTTTGTGTAAATTGTTATTGTTATCTTCAAGTACAATATAATTTGTACCTTTTCTTACTACTTTACCTTTTACATCTTCTTTGATATAATCAACTTCATCATTTATATTAAATATCATTTCTCTTATGTAAAGGTCTCTAATTTGTTTTTGTTCAAATTCTTCAAGGCTGGCAATTGGTCTAACATTTTGTATATAATGATAGTTAGCGGCCAATCTCATGCCTCGTCTTACATCTTTCATTAGGGCGTCTGCGTTCACACCACTAGGTAAACCTTTTGAAAAACTTGATAGGTCACCTTTGGCAGCTGCAGCTCTCATTTTACTTGCTGACATACCTGTTGCTCCTTCAGCGTCAGGATCCCTTTCGCCAGCAGATACAATATTAATTTTTTCAAAGTTATAATAACCATGTCTGGATTTTACATCATTGTATTTTTTAATTATTGTATCAAATTCTCTTACTCTATCACTACCTACAACCATAGAGATTTCTGTATAACCTTGTTTATACAATTCTGTACAAATATCAAGTATCATATTGGTAGTATTAATCATAATGTTTCTAGCATGACTAGGAAACATCTTTTTCATATACGCCAGTTTTTGTCTAGGCGATAATGGATTCTTTTTAGGGTCTTCACTTCTACTTAAATAAATTCTGTAATCATCAGCTCTTACTGATTTAACTTTATTAATAAGTTTTTCATGGCCGATAGTTGGTGGATTAAATCTACCAAATGTAAATGCAACTGTCTTTTTAGCTTCGTGCATTTCTAAATCATCTACTTCATCTGGTGTTACTTTACCATCATCTAATATCTTTTGACATTTTTTATAAAATTTTAAGTAATGATATTTCTCTAACATTTTGTAAATAACATTTTTAGGTAATCTGTTTTTAATACCAAACTTTTGTATTTCATCTGGTGACATATCTTTATCAAATGCAGCTCTTCTATCTGCGTCAACACCGTCACCTACTTTTACAATCTGTTCAATACTGTCTTCTATCTCGTCAAGTTTGATATTGATTTTATCTTGTAGATTTAATACTTCGTTAGGTTCTAATTCTTCTAATTCTCTGTAATCTATAATATCTCTTTTTAATTCACCTTTAATTACATCTAACTCTTGTACTTTCTTTTCAAAGTCTTTTAAATATAAATTTTTATCAAATGTAAAGTTTTCTGGTCTTTTAATAAACTTGTTACTTTCCATATCAAACACGGCATCAGCCTTTTTGTTTTGGTCATCATAAGTTTGTTTATCTGTTATAAAATAAAAGTTGATAGGGTGCTCAGAACCAGGTATTAATTTACCTTGGATATTATCTGGATTCTTAGCAGACAAATACTTTTTCGACAATCTAGTTCTTTCTTCTTCTTGTTTGTCCGTAGGCACATCAAATAAAACATTGATGTCCAAGTCTGCGTCATTTCTATATCTTTTTGTTAGAATAGAACCTATCAAAGAAGTCTTTAAAATAGGGTATTCAGATTCAAACTCTTTTAATTGAGTATTAATCTGTTTTAATACACTATCTTTAATTTTAGGATTATTAGTGTCAGCGTCATCAAATACCTTAGGCGCATAAGTCCTTCTAGGTATATCAATAATGCTTTCGTTTATAAAATCTTTAAATCTCATCTTCTTCTTAATTTTCTTTCTGTAGCCATCCATCTTTTTGCTGTGTATGACTTAATTTTATTACCTAATAATCTTCTTACTGATTTACTACACTTATCCATAACAATAGTTGTAAGTTCTCTATCATCTTTACTATTGTCAATGATAATCATATTACTCATACCAAATAAATTTTGAAATTTACCAATATTAGATTGTACAGCCTGCCAAGATTTTCTAGTAATATATTCTGGTACAGTTCTTTCTCTTTTTGCGTTTCTTTCTAACGCCACTTCTAAACTTGTATTAACAAATATCATGTAACAATCGTAACCTAATCCTTTTAATTGTGCTACTTGTTGATTAATCTTATCATAATCTCTACCAGTACCATCTACAATCATACCTAATCTACCTTTGATTGCCAAATCTAACATATTACCAGTTGTTGCCTTTGCTCTGGCACGAACCATATCTCTAGCCTCTGCCTCATCTTCAGGCATTTTTAGAGATAGATTATTTCTTTTTAATGCCATTTCAAAAGCATTATCTGAATTAATCATTTTTAAACCTGTACCACCAAATGCAGCTCTAGTTACAAATGTTTTACCTGAACCAGGACCACCTGCTAAAAAGAATGCCTTAAAAATATTAGGGTCATATAATCCTTCTTCTAGGTATCTTAATTGTTCAAATGTTTTCATGTTACTTTCTTTATAATTTCTTTTGCTATTGCTTCTGGCGTACTGCCTTCGGCTTTAATATTTATTATTTCGTCTTTATAATAATACAATAAAGGTGCTGTTTCTCTATGATATACTTTCAATCTATTTTTAATTATCTCTGGTTTATCATCTGCTCTGCCTCTAGCAGTTAATCTTTTAACAACTTCTTCTTCAGATACCACAAGATTAATAACATGGTCATATTCAATACCTTTTGCTTCCATAGCACCTGCTTGTTCTACATTTCTAGGAAAACCATCAAACACATATCCTTTTTGTGCGTCTGGTTGTTTCATTCTTTCCTTTACTGCGTCTATAACAATTGGTGTAGGTGCAAATTCACCTTTAGCTAAAAGTTCTTTTACTTTTCTACCATCTGGTGTATCTTGTTTTGCTAAGGCTCTCATCATATCACCTGTGTAAATGTGAGCGATACCTAATTCTTTTTTAATTATTTCAGAATAAGTTGACTTACCTGAACCAGGTCCTCCAATCATAATGATTTTAGGTCCATTAATTGCTTCAAAGAAATACTGTTTAAAACTTTCTACTCTGTAATACATTATCCTTTAACCCAATCTTTTTCTGCCGTGAAGTTAGCACGACTAAATTCTAATCTATCTACTAATTTGATTGCACCTGCGACACGGTCAACTGCAACATAACCCTCTGGTGCTGTTACTTTATATCCGTTTGGTGTTCGTAAAAAATTACCAATGCTTTGTACTTGTGACAACTTATTAATTAGGAAGTTTTTAGCATTTCCTAAACTAATATGGCTTGCAATTGCAAAGTACAAAGCTTGTTGGTTTCTATCAATAAATCTGAGGCCTTCTTTTTGAGCCTTTATGTACTTTTCTTTTCCCTTATCGGTCTTTTTACTATCAATTTCTGCTTGTAAAACATTATTATAGTAATCTCTAAACGATTGTTGCATAACTCTTACTTTATCCATACCATGTTTAGAATTTCTTATGTAATGATTGAAAAATGTTTTTAATCTATAACCTACTGACAATGGGTCACTCATAGATGATTTAGACATTTCATCTAACATAGGTTTTGCTTTTGATAATGACCCTTGAGCCATTCTTATTAAAGCGTCAAACTGTTTTAATTCACCTTTGTTAAATGTAGATGAACCAGATGTATCTTGGTAAGAAGCAGACGCCAAAAATATAGAAGTAGGACCTTGACCTTTTATACTACCAAAACCGGCAGTTAACTCTGTCATTTTTTTACCTGTATATTTTGTATGAAATACGATACCAAGTTTTGCTCTTGTAATTCTTTTTGCAATATCACTATCAGCTGGTACTGCATATGTAATTGTATTAGGTGTAAAAGTAATCATCTTTTCACCACCAATAGTAGCAGCTTTTAAATCACCTCTTGTAAATAACAAGTCACCTTGATAGATACCATTCATACCAAGTTTAGGTAACTCTCTTAAACAAACTGCTAATTTGTTTGCAAGTTCACCACCATGGTTTCTGGCAATATCTGATGTTGTGTAATTTATTTTAGGAGTTTTATTAAAAACTGATTTAGTGCCTACAAAGAATTTACCATTTTCTGGATTTTGTCCACAGAATACAGCAGGCGCACCGTCCCATTTGACGGTCATATTTAATTTGCCACCGATATTACCGCCTAGCATATTTCTTACTGCGTTAAGGAAATTTATTGCATTAACACCGCCTTGTGAACCACGATTAATAATATCGTCTTCTAGGTGTTCTAGGTGTGTATTCTTTTCCTTTGTGAAAAAGCCTTTAAAACTAAACATTTGTTCTCCAATTTATCCATTAATATAATAATTCAAGTAATCCATTAACAAATCATACTCCTATTTATACGGATTATATCATTTACCAGAAGCTTTGGCAAGCACTTTTTTACATTACTTTGATAAAAAAAGTAGATAATTCTGTGTTTGAGGCTGCATATCTTATTAAATTTAAAGCAAAATCATCTCTTTGTTTACCACTTCCACTCATTAGAGAGTCTATCATTCTCATACTCATTAATTTTTGCCATGTAAAATTAGGTGATTCTTCTAATCTAGCTTCATCAAAGTCTTGTTCATTTTTATATTCAGTAGCAGGATTTGCTATTCTTTGTTTGTTAACATATTTTCTATATAATTTGTATAATAAAGTATAATCTTTTTGTTTTAACATACTATCAACTACTTCTCTGTATGTGCCACCCTCAGCAGCAGATACACTTTTAAGACCTGCTTGTTTTAAATAATAATCAATATTACCACCACCAATTTTACCGCCTAACGCACCTGTTCCTGTAATATTTCCTTGCCAACTTTTGTTTGTATTAAAAGCTCTAAACTGTACATCTTGACCACCAATTCTTAAATAAACATCATTCGAGCTAAAGAAATCACCTTTTTTACCAAAAGTAAATCCCTCAAATTTAACAGAACCTTTTTTATAATTTGACCTTGTTTTAGTATTATACTCTCTAGTAATTGCTTTATTTTTATTACCAGGTTTTTTAAGTGATACTGCTAATAATTTTGTTGAATTAGCTACACCATCTTTACCTGCATATTCTAATACACAGTTTCTTAATTCTGAATAATTTTTACAGTCTTTAAGTGGTTTACTATTTGGTGGAAAAGTAGATAACCATATGTCACCAGGATTCCATTTATCATCATTAAGAGAACCAGGTGTTAATTTATCTCCGTCAGCCGACAAGTCTAATTTTTTAGCGGCTTTAAATGCTTCATATAAGTTCTTCATAAATGTAGAACCTCTATGACAATAAACTGTGCCTCTAAACTTACCGCCAAATTCAGACCATACAGCATTAGCAGTATTCATATAAACATTTTCTTCATGCCAATCTTCAGGACCTAATTTTTTAAACTGAGCATATGTAGATGTTGCTTCTACAAATTTAGCAGCGTCATTTAAATTTGCGTCTGTGCAATCAGAAATTTTTAATGGTCTTTTTACAATATTAAAAATAAGAGAGCAATAATAAGCACAACCTGATTCAGTAGGACCTGTGTTATCAGATTGTTTAGCTCTTGAACCACCACCACCCATATCCTCATCTTTTAAGATTTTAGTACAGGCTATTGATTCTCTTTTTTTACTTGGTGCTTTTCTGTCTGTTGAGTATATAAAGGTGTAAGGCCAATTTGCTTTACCTGGTATCTTACCATCTTTACCTAGTAATGCAAATCCATAAACTTTTTTACCTGATGTTGAGCTGCCTATGACAAATTGTTTACCGGCTTTCATTTTTTCACCAAAGATGGCTATTCTAGTTTTACCTGAATACGCACCACCGCTGGCAGTTTTTAATTGACCACCATCTATGAAATCTGATTTTTTTAACTCTGGCATACCACTATTTATATACTAGTGGTTATAGTTTGGCAAGCTCTCTTTCACCTTTATGACATAAGAAGTCTGGTATTCCACCATTTTCCAACCATACTCGGTGTTTATTTTGAAATTTTACTAGACTAGAAGCGTCTTCTTCAAAAAAGAATTCAGACACAATCTTACCCTTAGGTTTTTCTATAACTTGCCATACAATCTTACGGCCTCGTTTTACCATTTTCTTAATGTAATGCAAATCTTTAT